CGAATCATGTTGGCGATATCGTCGAGGTCTCGACTCGACAGAATATCGTTGGCGTAGCTCTCGACGAGCGAGCTAATTAGTGCGAACGGGCCGAGCGCTGACTCGACAAGGTATTGAGCGCGACGGTTCGAAGCCCACCCGCCGGGCCCCATAGTTAGGAGGTTGTCCAAACGGTCCTCGACCTTGACGAGAACGGCGAGGGGCGAGGAGCCGACCCTAGCCCAGGTCGCAGCGTTTGGTTCGCCCGAAACCTTCGTAAGGGCTTCGACGGCCTCAAACTCGTCGGCAGACAACGTCCTACGCAGGAGGTTCTTCGCCATGGGCGGCGTACCCTTGAGGAACCGGTGGGTAACGAGGCGCTCGGGCCCGTCCTCCAAGACGTCATGGGCGAGGCCGACACGACCTAAACCCTCTCGAGTTACACCGAGGCTAAGAACGCCGCTGGGGTAGCGACGCATCGTTCGCGTTGCGACTCGTAGCGGGTGAACGAGGAACGGCGAGCCTTCGTCGCGAATTTGGCCTGCGTGGGCCGTCATCGTAGCGCGCATCGTATCCCCGCCCAAGGTCCCGTACTCCAGCGGACCTCGATATTCTTCGACGAACGCTTCCATTACCAATGCGACGATTCCGAATCCGCTCGTTCCGTGGTCTTCGTACAGGTCTATCATGGCCCGCCCTCCTTACGGCTTTCTATCCAAGCACCGAACACGTCTTCCAGTAAGTCGGCGTCGTTTAGGACTTTCGCCAGCTCGTTGAACCTCGCTCGAATCACTTCGAGGTCGTCCGTCGTCGCTCGCGCCATCGTAGCCCAGCGGCGGTCGCCCGTCGTTTCGTGCAGTCGGAGATAGTTCGCCGCAAGGGTATATGCGACGCTACCCGTCCGGGCGATGCGCCGAAACTCCTCGCTGGTTTCCATCAGGTCGTTGATGCGTCCGACCGTATCGGCGTTGAAATCGTTCATGGGAGAACCACCTCCGCTCCTCCGGTGTCGATGTTGGCCAAGCAACCTTCGTGAACGATGAACAGTTCCGTGGTCGTCGTCTCTCCGATATGGGCAGCGTACCCCGCAGAAATCCACTCCCCACAATAGTCGCAGGTCGAAGTGTCGGTACGCTCGTCGAGCGTACGCCCGTAGTTATCGAGCATGTCTTGGAGTTCGACGAGAGTCATGCGCACTCCCGGAACAGGTTCTTGACGGGGACGTTGACGGCGTAACCGACGTCCAGGTCCATCGTCGCCATGGGGAAGTCGTCGGGGCCGTCGACCGGCCAGACAGCGAGGACGGTCCCCGCGCGATAGTTCCGACCATCCCGAGCGAGGGCGCGCTGCCCCGGCTGCGGGTTGCGAAGGCGCTTGCGGTCTCCCATTTCGTTTCCTTTCGTTTGGGCGATCGGTTCGCCGATTTAGCGGCGAACCAGGTCGGTGAGGTTCGCGACCTGACGAACCTGGAGGGCCTCGGGAGTGAACGGCTGGGTCGAGCGGCGGAGCATCACGGTCCTGACGATGCCGTTACGAACGATTGCGACGACGGTGTCGCCGTTCGAGCGGTCGGTCCAGGCTCGCCCGACCATTCCGCCGAGGTCGAGGACCCGAATCGCGGTGTCGACGTTGAGCGTACCCGCGACCTGATCTACGATACGCCCGAGGGTATCGACCTTCGAGGGAGCGAGGCCGACGTCGCCGATAAGGCGTTCGACGACTCGCTCGTTGGCGTGAATCGAAGTGTTGTTGTTCTGCATAACGTCAATATACCACGACTTCCGACGGTGGGGCGGATTTCCGACGGATTTCCCGGATTATTTCCGGTCGTCCTCCTCGGGCGGAAACTCGTTATCCAGGAACCCTGGCTCGACTACCCACTCGTATCGTTGGGCGAGGCCGCACCGAGAACACACGAGAGCCGTCGTCAGCTGTTCGGGCGAAACGAGCTCCGTTTCGTGTCCGAACAGCTGACACGTTCGCTCACGAAGCCTCTGTAGCATCGTCTGGAGCGTCGTCGTCTGGAGCGTCGTCGTCTTCGTCGTCGTCTTCGTCGTCGTCTTCGTCGTCCTTCAGCATTTCGTCCACGATAGCGTTAAGCGTTTCGATCTGGCGAAGGAGGTTCAAGACATGGAGCGCTGCGAGGACCGTCGTCTTCGGCCCGAGGACCACTCCCTTGCCCTCGTTCGCACGCTGTCGAATGTGTTCCAGCGGGTCGGTGTCTCGGTCGCTCTTGCGGTGCGCCTTCCTCGGCGCTTCACTTTTCGGTGACATATCGCCCCGTTCCTGTGATATGGGTGCCTCGGTCCACGCCGACGACACCGACTTCGCGGTCCGCCTTCCGACGGTCGCCCCTCCCGACTAAGTAGCCGAGCTGCTTCGCTCCGCTATGCCCGTGGAGCGGACACGAAACGACCGGGCCCTCGACCCAACCGTCTACGGCGTCCGGATTATCGGGGCAGTGGTGCTGTTTCACTCGTTTTCGCCTCCTACCCTTAAGGTTCGTAGTTGGTCGCAGCCGGCCGGAGCTCGGCAGAGCCGGTGCAAGCCGGCCGGAGCTAGGAACGCCTGCCGGAACGCCTCACGAGGCATCGTCGTCGCCCAAATAGATGAGTCCGGCGATAAACTCCTCCATGACCACGACGTACTTACCGGCGCCTACCAGAGCCACGCCGCGAACGAGCCCTTTCCGAGCCCGCGACTTCAGCGTCACCTCGGTCATCCCGACTATCGCTGCGAACTCCTCCAGCGGGTACACTTCGTCTCGCTTCAGAAATCGTTCCATCGTCGTCCCAACCTTCCTGCTTTATTGCTTGGTCCACGAACTTTTGCCCACCGTACTCCCGCACTAACGTTAGGTAGTCCTCGCGACTGAGGTAGAACTTCGCCACCTCAAACAGCGAATCGCTGCTGAGTTGGTTATACGTTCGATACTTACTTTCAGCCCACTCGCCGCGCTTACCTCGAGACTTAGCGTTCTTGTCCAGGCCGTGCTTATCTCGGTGGGCGCGGAAATGGTCCAGCGTCGGGACGAGGCTCGGGGAGCGCCGGTCGGTCATCGCAGCAGCCTTCGTAGCTCCGACCACGAGTAGAGCGCTTCGAGCGCGTCGTAAGAGGCCTGATGCGGTTTACCGAAGTGCCCGTCGTGGGCCATCGCCTCGAAAGACGACTCCTTGACATGTCGCTTCAGCGAGTCGTACGTCCATACTCCGCCGCTCGGGCGCTCGACGTTGGCCTCGACCATCGTGAACAGCACAGCGTTTAGGTCGACCGTTCGATACGACAGTCGCCGCCGTAGCTTCGGGAGGTGTCGGGAAACGAAGGGCATATCAAACCCGGCAACGTTCCAACCCACTACGTGCAGCTCCGACGGCGAAACGGCAGTAAAGTGCTGGTCGAGCCAACCCTTCGCTCGATTAGCAACCTCTCCGGCTGTAAGGCCGTTCTCGTCCAGAAACTGCTTCGTCAACCTATGGACCCCGGCGGCCTGGTCCGACCACTTAAACGCTTCGCCCCAATTCCAGTAGATGTAACCCGAGAAGGTCGCTCCCTCGGTATTAGCCATTCCAACCTCAATCGGAACATGCCCCTTTTCAACGTCGCTACCGGACGTTTCCAAGTCGAACCCGAGGAACCTCACGTCGTCGCCCTCGCTGTTTTGGTCGCACGAGTCAATCCTCCGTCGAAGGTGGACTTGAGAGCGCCGAGCAATATGCCCAGCAAGGTCGCTCGCCAGAATCCGATTCCGTCGAGGACGCCTAGTTCCTCGGAAGCGAGGGCTGAAGCCCACATGATAAGGGCCCCGCGCCACGCTAGCGCACCGAAGAACCCGCCGACTATGGCGAAGGCGGTAACGAACAACTTAGTCACGATTCTCCTTTCGGGTTCGCCCCTTACTTGACGCGGGAACGATCCGAGTTTACGAACCGCGCTTCCGTCGCTTTCGCTGTCGCCGTAGTGAGCGGGCCCTAGCGGTTGGTGACTTGCGTCGACTGCGACGAGCGCGGGTGTACGCCTCCTTAGTGGAGTACCCCCGATAGCCCATTACGGCAGGTAAACCACCGCAAACGTCATCCCGGTATCGTCGTCCCAGGTTAGCGTTACGAGGTTGCCGTCAGCCGGGTCGCCGAAGATTTCGGGCGAGAGCGGTCCGACGAACCGCGATTCGCCGTTCGTGATCGTCGCAACCGGGTCAGCGATGGCGAGGCCACCCACGTTCCCGGGCGTCGACAGAGTCAAGGTGTGCGGGGATGCGTCGTCGTTGACGACGTGCAGGAAAGTGCGGTCGCCCGCAAGAACCTTGTCGCTCAATCCGGCCGCAGCCGCGTTATAGGTCGCTTCGAGACCCGTAAATGCACAGGCCTCAGCGGAGTAGGTCGCCATTTACATAGCCTCCACGATTGCATTGATTTCGTTTACGCGGTCCACCACGGCGGCGGTTGTGCCGTCGGGCTCTACCACGTCGTTGACGATGCGGATTTCCTCATCGTCCAGGTCCGAGCGCGGATCAAACTCGGGCTGCGTTCGGCGTCCCGAGTTCACCTCCGCTACCAACTCGGCATGGTCGTACCAATACTCAGGCATCTTCCTCGACCGAAACCTCGGCCTCTTCCTTCGCCTTGGCCTTCGCCTGGGCCTTGGCCTTCGGGGCGAGTTCTTCGGCGGGTTCCTCCATTACGCGACGGTGATCTTCCACCACGAGCTGCGATCCGTCCTTTACAGATCGGAACACCTCATGGTTAGAGCCGCGTTCGTACCCGAGGAAGACGAATTCACCGGAACGACCGGGCAGGTTCATTACCTGACCAATCTTCATCGAATCGCCTCCTTATGCTTACTGGCCAGTGCCGTGCGAGGACCCTTCCGGGTTACCGCGCGGGGCACTACCAATCTGCGGGCCACGACGCTCCACGGGACCGACCTGCGGATCGGTGAGGGCCATATCCAGGTCCTGCTTCCGAGCCTGCGCACGGTTGTACGCGTCGTCCGGGTGGAGGCGCCGACGGTCCACCTTCGAGTTCTTGTGCTCGTTAGTAGCCACGTCATTCTCCTTGGTTGAACGTACGTTCGCCTTGATTATAGTCGGCACGACGAAGGGCGAACGTTATCGTTCGCCCCTAGCCGCTGTATTTCGTTGTTTACCGGGTCAGACCAACCCGTCCTTAGTAAGGAGACCCACGAGGAGGCGAGAACCGCCCTCGGGGTATCCTCGAGTCGTCGGAATGTCGTTCGCTTTTGCCCAGACGTCGAGCGCTTCGCGTTCGTCCTCGGGAAGTCGGTCGAGGGCTCGATGCGCCGCCGTGGCGTATCGCTGGTACTCCCTGGACCGAGGCTCGGCACGAACCCCGTAGTCGGCGAGGGCCTCGGAGAACGACATCTCCTGGAGGTACACCCGCTCGAGTATGGCGCGCAAATCGGGCCGCTTGATGCGCCCCAAAATGCCGGCGACGATGCGAAGAACCGCCTCGTACACCGCTCCTTCCATCGCCTCGTCCTCGGCCGACCGGGCGACCTTTGGGCGTACGTCGAGTGCGGCCTGTTCCGCCTTCCGGCGCTGGTTGGTCTGGTGAATGTCCCGCACCACTCGCTTGGAGAATCGCGCATACAAAAGAGGCGCCGCTTCGTCGAGGTCGAGGCCCCGCTCCAACATTCGCACCAGCTCGTCGTGGTGGTAGTCGTCTCCGCCCTCGTCGAGCCCGTGTCGCCACGCTCGACGCCTCCAATTGCGCTGTAGTTCGCGGTATCGTTCCTCGTTCATGCCGTCTCCCTTCCCGCATCCCGAGCGGCAATCCGCTCGATAGACGAGATGTAGTTCCGCGGCGTCGGGGCAAACCCGAACGTCCCGCCCTCGGACATAGCCGCCATCTCGGCGTACCCGCCGTGGTCTTCGTACAACCAAACCTTCCCGCCGGGGACGCCAATTCCGTTGTCGTCCACGAACAGGTCGGGGAGCGGCCCCCGCCATTCGCCCTTGCCCTCGATGTAGTCGGCGTCGTCGAGCACGTCGCACATAGCGGCTACCCTGACGGCGTGCCCTCGACCGCCCCACGACCAGATGAGAATCTTCGCGTGCGGGAACGCGGCGAACGCCTTCAGGAGTTCGACTACCCTCGGGTTGGGGCGCCGACGGGCCCAGTCGTAGAGCGTATCATCACAGTCGAATGCGATGAGGATGTTCCCGGGCGAGACCATCGGCCAACCCTGCCGGTCGCCGTCGTCTCGGACGTAGGGCTTAACGCCGGGGAGCCCGGGCCCGATATCGTCGGGCTGGCTCTTAGCCGGCGGGGCCTCGCGCCCTCCCGCCCTGCAGGAGTCGCAGAGCCAGGCGGCGTATCGGTCGTCGTATCGCACCTCAGTCAAGGCGGTGCATCGGTCGCACTCGTCGAAGTGCGTTCGTTCTCTGAACTCGTTCACTGCGGTCCCTTTCGTTGGACGATCCGGGCGAGGTATAACGCCTCGCCCTTCGACTGTGTTCCCGACCTACCACCCGTTCGCGTAGTCGATAACGACGGCGGTTCCGTTCGCACGCTTCCCGAAGTTCCCGCGGTGGAGGTCGGAGATGCCCATCCGACGAGCGGCCCTGGAGGCCGCGTCGGGCGTGTCCTGGAGTCCGCAACGAACCTTCTCCATGACCAGCCAGTGGCCGTTCGGGTCGGCGGCGAGGACCTTACCAAGGTACTTGCCGTTCGGCGTGTTGCCGAACTTCTTGTACGTTTCGACTTCCGTCCGATTGTGGCTATAGGTCGGGTCGCGAAGGACCTTGAGGACGGACTTGTCGTCGATGGCGTAAACGGTGCGAGAAACGCCCGAACCGAGGCGGTCGAGGTTCGCCGCCTGCACCATCGCCACGACCATCGGCGTGGTAAGGCCGGCGACGAGCGTGACCTTCCCGCCCTGGAAGACGTCTGGGATAACGACCTGCGCCTTGGCGACGTTCGCCCTCGCCGGGTTCTGCCCGACCATGTTGTTCTCTCGGCGATACTTCGCCCAGATGGCCTGGTCGGAGAGGGTAGCTCCGAAGCCAGCCTGGCGGAAACGTCCGATGACGTACTTGCGCTCGCTCTTCCCGAACTCCGGGTGGCGCTTACCGGCCCAAATGGCGGTGTAGCGAATACGAATGTCCCGGAGCTTCTGAATCTCGTCTCGTCGCCAGCGGTGGTTTCCCATTTCGGTCCCTTTCTTGGTGGTCCGTACAAGGGAACGTTACCACGTCGAACCGAGATGGGCAGCCTAGTCGAGGGAAATTTCCGCGTTCTTTTCTTCGCGATACAGCAAGTGCTTCGCGGCGTCGCGGGCGTGTTGCTGCCCGCGAAACCAGCCGCCCCTCGCTCGCAGGCGGTCGTTCGTAACGCGAACCTTCACCGGGCCCGGGTACTGGCGCACGAGTCGAACCTCGTTGTGATCGCACCACTCGGCGACGCGCCCGATGACTTCGACGGGCGTGAGGTTGACGGCGGGACCGGGGCGGCTCAGGAACCCCTCGACCACTACTTCTTCAAAAGCGTCGCCGTATTGGACCAGGAACCCGTCGAGGACTACCGTCACCGTTTCCGGGGAGGGCCACTCGATGGCGCGGATTTCGCTAACGCCCGGGAGGAACTCTCGGTCCGCGCTGCCCCAAACCGTCACTTCGATGTCCTCGAAATCTCGCCACGCGAATCCGGTGGTTCCGCCGGGGTCAATCGCTATCCGAAACATCGTTCGTCTCCTCGCTTTCCGCGGTCGTTTCCACTATTCGCTCGACAATCCCCGCATCGAGGCCCCAATCCTCGCAAAATCGGTACGCCTCGGCTCGTCGGCGCGTTTCCGGGAGCCCGCGAATAGCGGCGACCAGCTGGAGGAGGGCCTCGTCCCGGTCAGCGTCCGCATCGTCCGGATCAAAGGCCCGATCTCCGGGTTGAATGTCGTACCCCGCTGAACGCGCGGCCATAATTCGCTCGGCGAACGGAGCATAGGTCCCGACGATCTCCTCCAACTTGTCGTCGTCCACCTCGTGTAGGCCCTGTCGCGTTTCGCTGAGGTGGTCGTCGATCTTCCTTGCGAGCCTCCACGCGGCGTACGGGAGCGTCACCGACCCGGCGTTGTTCGCCATCCAGGTGCTGACGTGCATCCTCATCCGATGGTGGGCGAACGTCACGAACTTGCCCTTATCAGGTTCGTAGCGCTCTACCGCATCAAGCACTCCCTCCCAGGCGGCTTGCGCTATGTCCTCCAGGTCCGAGTGGGACCACCCCGACTGCTTGCGAACCATCCCGACGACGTACGGTTGGAAGACTCGCACAAGTTCGGCGAACGCGGTTCGGTCGCCGTTTCGAGAACGAGTGGCGAGGTCGTCGATACCGACTTGTTCCTGCTCAGTAATCACTCCTCATCATCCGCCTGCGTTTCTGCCTGGGCGAAAGCCTCGGAAAGGGCCTCGACCGTATCCGGGTCCTTGACGGCTAGCTGGAGCGCATCCTCTCGACTCATGAGCACGCTCGTACGCGCATTGCCCCGCCTGTTCTGATAGTTGCTGACGATAAACCTCGCAGCCATTACTTCGCCTCCCCGTACCTATTCGCCACTGAAACGTTCACCGTTAGCGGCGGGATGAACTCGTTGTGCGTCATGGCGACTTCTAGCGCTCGCTCCGCTTCGGGGACCTGGGCGTTCGGGACCTCCAGAACCAGCTCGTCATGCACCGTCAAGCGCATGTAGCCGCCCCAGCCTTCCTGGTCGAGGTCGATCATCGCCTGCTTCATCATGTCGGCGCTGCCGCCCTGCACGAGGGAGTTGGCCAGGTCCTTGAATATCGCAACCTGTTGGCGTCGGCCGTTAATCACTTGCTTGGTAAGGACTAGTTTTGGGCGTTGGCGCCGGCCGCCCCATGTGCGGATGTACGGCTCGTCGAGCATCCCACGACGACGAGCCTGCAATTCGCACGCTCGAGTCAGGTTCTTGATTCGGTACTGATCGTGGAATCGGTCGTACATTTCCGACCAGTCGTATTCGCGCAGCGACGGGATCAAATCGTGATAGCCGAATCGGATCGCCATTTCGACGCACTGAATCCGGAGCTTCTTCGGGCCCGCCCCGTAGATGCTGCCCAGCATGATCATCTTACCGACTTGGCGAGGAACGCCGAGGAGGTCGCCGACCTGCTGGTAAATGTCGTCGCCGCTTAGAAACGCCGCTCGCATGTTCTCGTCGTCAGCGTAGTGTGCGTACAACCGCAGCTCCATCTGGTTCCAGTCCGCTACGACGATCTTGGACTCGGGCGCTGCCACGAAGATGTCTCGAAGTACGTGGCCGCGCGTAATGTTCTGGAGGTTCGGGTCCGAGGACGAGAACCGACCCGTCTTGGTACCTAGTTGGTTAAACCACGGATGCAAACGACCCGTTTGCTTTACCATCTCGGCCCACGGATGCAGATACGTTGAAACGGTCTTGTGCGCATCGCGATACGTCAGCAGCGTTCGTGCCAGCTCGTCGTCCATCTGCATGAGCGTAACCGCCCGGGTATCCGGGACTTCCACTCCGCGCTTACGGAACGCCGCCGTTACCTGGACGGGCGACCTCGGATTCAACCCCGGCGCTATTTCCTCCAGCGTAGCCTCGGCTTCCTCCATCGCGATTTCGTAATCCCGAGTCGTCGATTCCAGGAGGTCGTGGTCCACCGTTAGGCCGACCCGCTCCATTCGGTACAAGATGGGGTGCAATCGCTGTTCGCGCAGGAGGGCCTCGGACGCCCACGGGATACGCGGCATGAACAGGTCGTACAGTTCGCCGGTGATTATCGCATCGTTCCCGCCGTACTGGACCAGGAATCGAATCGGGACGTTCTCCCAAGTCCAGCCGTTGTCCCTCATCTTCTTCTTGAGGGCCGCCTGCGATGCGCCGGCGTCCGCACGAAGGTATCGGGTTGCGAGGTCCTTGAGCTTTCCCGACGTTCGCTCGTCCACGAACCGAGCGAGCCACAGTGTATCGTAGACTCGCTCGGGTTCGACTAGGTCGACTACGTCGATGCCTACGTTGGCGAGCGCGTGCATGTCGAACTTGACGTTATGGCCCACGACGCGCTCGGCACGCTCGAAGAACCGACGAATAACCGGGAAATACGGCGCCGTCACCGGGATCACGACCGCTTCCTGCCAGGGTCGCCACGAGAACTGGACGATCCGCGGCTTATCGACGGTGTTGCGAACCTCCAACCCGGTCGTCTCGGTATCGAACGCCACCATCGACGGGTCGATCCGAGCGAGGTACTCGGCCGCTTCCTCGGGCGACTCGACGAGGACGGACAACATCAGAGGACCTCCGACAGGAACGTTTCGTAGTGAATGACCGTTAGAGGAGTATGGTCCGTTATATTCGGATAGAACGTTTCGAGCGCTTCGCGAAGTTCGTCTTTGGTGCGAAGGCCGTCCCGCTCGTATCGCCCCACTAGGTCGGGAGAAATCTGATCGAACGTCGCACCGTGGACCACTTGGTGGGCGACAGCGTACGCCTTGACGCCGGTATCGGTTTCGAGTCGTATCACTCCGGGCTCCATGTCGTGGTACTTCGCCGTTAGGCGCACCGTAATGTGCGGCCCGATAGTGAGGGCACTGGTCGCGTTGGGGCCGGCGAACTCGATTACGCGGGCGGGAACTGGGTCTTCCACTCGTCATACCTCTTTATATCTCGGAGCACGAAAGCGGGGTGCCAAACGTGCTCGTGCTCGATCTTTCGTTCCAGGAGGTTGTGGTGTGCAACCTTCCCCAAAGCGACGACGGTCCCCGTCGCCTCAGCCAATTCCGCCTCCAAGTAAGGGAAACACGCCGCGCGCTCGTACCATTCCGGGTTTCGATTACCCGGCGGCCGACATCGAACGCAATTGGTGATGAACACCGAATCGTGCCCGAGTTCCGTTAGTACCTTGTCGAGGAGTTGGCCGCTGCGCCCGACGAACGCCGAGCCTTGCTGGTCCTCGTCTCGCCCGGGGCCCTCTCCGACCAAGACGAGGCGAGCAACAGCGGGGTCCGCACCGCGCGGTGCGACGACGTTCGTACGCGTCGCCGCTAGCGGGCATCGGACGCAGCCAGTCACTTCCATTTCCATAACAGATCGTTCTCAGCGGACTTCCGAATCTCGATTAGGTCGCGAACGAGGAGCGTGTCCTGGAGGTTCTTGGCGTCCCAAGCCGACAGCGACATGCGACGTACCACGACAGAACGCTTCATCTCTCGGCGCGAGCTCTGGCGCAAAATACTCTCGACTTCCTTTACTCGTCGCTCCAACAAATTTGCGCCGATTTCCTCGCGCATCACCAGGAGGTCCTCGACCGTGGTTTCCATAAGGTGGGCGGCTCGCAGAACGTCGATCAACTGGACGGTCGCCGTCTTCCCCTCCCGCGAGAGCGCATATAGTCCGGCGATCTTGACGATATGCCACAGCGCTCGGCCCTTGATAGCGCCCACCACGGTATCGTCCGAATGTACGTCCTTCTGGAACTCCGCATCGAATCGGTCGATTCGGTCCAACGCCTCATCGGATATGCTCAGTATCGTCTTCTCGAACTCGACGGAGTCGCCCTCGAACTTGACGGCGACGCCGCCGCATCGGTGCTCCATAACGTCCGCTAGAAAGGCTTGCAACTCGTGCTGCATTTCCTCCCACTTGTCATGTTTCGCCAGCCGCTGGCCGAGAGGGACACGGTGGCCACGAACCGCCTCCCGAACGTCGAAGATGATGAATCGGGGCAGCAATCCCGATTGTAAGTCCTCAGCGTTTAATACCTCGACCAGCGGTTCTGGCGTGCTCGCCGCGAACACGTTTACGAACGCTCCGCGGTCCGAATCAACATTCGATCCGACTCGTGCGATATGGACGGGCGAATGGTCGTATGCCTTCATCAGCGTCTTGTCGAACCCGCTCAGGTACGAACCTTGTTTACGAACGACCTGGAATAGGCCGGCGACTTCGTCCACGGAAAGAATGATCGGCGCTTCCAATTTACCGGCCTTCGCCATCTCCTTGTTGAACGCTTGAATCGAAACATCGTCCAGGAACCGAACGATGTTCTCGTTCGTGCGAGCGTTGCGCGGGAGGAGGTCCCGGACGAACCCGAGAACCGTCGTCTTACGCATCGTCGTGGACGGCCCGACCAGCATGATGTACAGGTTCATGTAGACCGGACGAGTGCCGAAGAACGGCGGCAAGGCCACGACATCGCCGGCGGCTAGGGAAAGCGCCTGCAAAGCAGCGGCGTGTAGCCCGTACGGGGCGGCGTCCGTCTTCATAGCGGCCCATTTCTCGAACTTCGCAACGAAGCCGTTTTCCGGCGTCGTCTCGACGATCTTGCGCTCCTCGGCGCTGATAAACTCGATACGCAAATTTGGTCAGTCCTTGTGGTATGCGGATCGGAGTGCGTGGACCACTTCCGAATCCGACAACGGCGGATCGCACCGCCTAGCTCCCGTCACCAAGATGGGTAGGGCATCATCGAACCCGACTCCACACGACTTCAGGAAACGTCCGACGACGTACGCCTTACGCGCTCGATCGCCCTCGCCAACTCCGTTCAACCATTCGCCAAGGACTTCGTGCGGACGGGTCACGTCCATGTTCATCAAACGGTCGAGCGTTACGCCCTCGGCCTGCGCAAGCCCTGGAAGGTCGAACTGCGCCACCGCCACCCGGTCGTTCGACGAGGACAGTAGCCGAGAAACGTCGTCGCGCTTGGCGTTGATAATGCCCGGAATTCGCAGCACCCGTCGCGGATCGTGCACCGACTCGTCGCCGATGCCGCGCTTCGCCAATTGGCGAATAACGTCTCGCCCCCCCTTCTCGGGAACGGGCTCCTCCAACCGCCAAATAGCCTGCCACCTCGGACCCTCAGCGCTAGCACTCGTGCGCACTAAGGTCGTCGGGCTCGGCCATGCGGGATGGTCCCAAGCGGGGTCAGCGCCGAACGGCCACGGAGCTGCCGGGTCGTCCCGGTCGAGCCAGATGCGGTCGTAAACGCCGGCCTCCTGAGTCTCGCGACTAAGGACGCTCGAATAGAGGTTGAACCCGCGCGACTCGAAGGCGCCCAGCGCTTCCAGGACGGTTTCGCGATCCTTTGGCCAGGCGAAGGTGTTACGCCTCGCCCGGCCGTCAAGGACCGCTACGACCTCGAAATGAGCGCCGTCGTCGTATAGGTGCCCGAAGAATCGGGATACTTGCTCCGCATCCATCAGAACGGGAGGTCGTCGTCCATGCCGGCCGCCTGCTTCTCGACCGACTCCACGAACTCGTCGGTGGGCTGGAAGAACGCCTTGATAGTCTCGCGCATCACGGGCTCGCCCGTCGATGCGTCTACCATGGGCGCTCCGCTCTTCCACCGCTGCTCGTGGTCGACTTCGATACCGACCGCCGAACCGAGAATCGCCTGAGCGATAGCTCCGGGGATATCCTCGGGCGAGGTACCCGCTGCGATATCGGGCTTGGTCGCCTGGACCAACTCGGCAATACCGGCCGGGGCCGCCAGGGCCTTCTCGCTGAACGAAGAATTACGCCAAACCTTACGGCCCGCGTACTCGTCGTCGTGCAGGGTCACTTCGAGGTTCAGGTACGGGCCCTTCTGCCCGTCGCGAACCTCCACGTTGGTGATGACGCCGTTGTAGAGCCCGAAAGGAACGAGTTCACCGCTCCATTCGGCCACGTCCATGGCCATGAGCTCGTCGAGCGTCGGCAATGCTGCCATTACGTTGACCTCCTTGTGGTCAGTGTGCGATTCCGAGGACATCGAGGATGTCCGCAAAGGTCGGGTCCCGCAGGAAGTCCGGCGGGTTGCTTCCAACCGGAGCACGGACCTTTGCTACGTACTTCCCGGTTGGCTTGATCAGCATGTTGCGAACGATGGTGGGCTCCTTTACGTCCTCCACCGACTCGTCGGCGACAGCCTCGGCTCCTTCTGTGGCGACCTCGCCGCCCTTACTCGTCGCCGCATACATATACCCGACGACATCCATGAACCCCGGCAGCTCGTCGGCGAGGGTCGGCGACAACCTCGGGCGAATCTTGACTCGCCCCGTCATGTCGTCCTTATCCTCGCGCTGGAGCGCTGTGATGCAAACGTGCATGTCCAGGTCTCGGAATCCGCGCGCAATCTCGCGCATGATCCCAACCAGCCGGCCCCACTCCGGGAATAGCGGGTTAAACTCGTCTCGGCTCTGGTCGTTCGTCACGACGCGGCGCATAATCTCCTTCAGGATTGCGTTCTGCGTCTCGGTGAACGAATCCAGGACCACCGACTGGTAAACGCCCGGATTAGCCTGAAGGTACTTCAGCGCCTCACGATACGTTCCCAACCCGGTCACCTTCGCAACGTCGATCTGCGACCGGTCGGCGATGGAGTTGGTTCCGCCCTCGGACTCCAGCCACAAGATAGGCCTCGGGGCGGTCGAGGCGAACACCGTCTTACCGACGCCCGGTTCCCCGTAGACGATTACCTTCGCATACTGGTCTCGATCTTCGAGTTTCGAGATGTCCAGTGTTGCGACCTTATTCGCTTCCGTCATTATCCTCCTCCAGGTCGGCGTATCGTTCGTATGCGTCCGCACGCTGGAAGCCCGCCGACGCCTCGAGCGCTTCTTCGATTTCGTATCCGGCGTGAATCAGTTTGCACGGAGTCGCAAAGTCATTCCTCCACGACCCGCAGCAGTTATCGACCTGAGCATAAACCGCTCGATTCGGGTCGAATCGCTCCGCCGCTACGGTCTTGAACTCTTTTAGTCGATATAGCAGCTCGTTTTTGGTAAGGCGAACGATCTTCTCGGCGAAATACGGCGGCTTGGACCGACCGCTCGGAACGATTTTTCGAGCGAACCGATACGCCATCTCGGTCGGGCGCTCGTCGTACAAGGCGAGGCAAGCGAGCTGGTAGTTCCCGTTCGCCTCCGACAACTGATACCCGGTCATGTCGAGCGGGATGTTCTTCGCCGTCTTGAAGTCCACGATACGCAAACGTCCCGTCTCCATGCTTCGCTGCACGAGGTCCATCCGAACCGGAATCGCGGCGACTGCGCCCGGGACCTGAATTAGGTGCGAAACTTCGACTTCGACGGTGGCGTATCCGTCGTCGATGCCCGTTTCCTGACGCCAGTACCAATATCCCGCCACCATCGACCGGAGCATCCCGCGGTCCTTGTCAGCGGTAAGGAGCGCTTCGGCGTATCCAGACATGCTCGGGTTCGCCGCCATAATTGCGCTCCAGCGTTCAGCGGCGAGCGCTTCCAGATGGTCGAGGGTAGCGTCGAGGGAAGCGAAGTCGGTTTTGTAAGCGTGCTCAATAGCGCCGTGATATAGGATACCCACAGCGAGTCGGCGCCCCGGTATAACGCGACGATACCCGAGGTCGTACACCATGAAATGAGCGAGGCGACACTGCTTGAACAAGCGCTCCTCGCTCGCCGATAGAACCTGTGATGTGATCGTCATTCTAACCTCATACATGACGCGGCGACGTTCCCAGTTTACGTTCGCCGGCGCGTTTCGATTTCGGGTTCGTTACTCGCAGTCGGGGCAGTCGCTGCCGTCGGCGAGGTAATGCGCGCTGTCGCAGGTCGAGCAGTAGGCGGCCAGCTTCCTGAGGTCGGCGTCGTAGAGATCAGCGAGCTTCTCTACCGACCGCTTCACGTCGTCGGCTACCCGCGGCTCAAGACGACGCTGAGCCTCTCGAATCTCCTCGAGGACGCGCTTCTCTCGCTTGGTCACGGTCAGCCCCTCTCGATGTGGACGGTCCCGCCTATGCCGAGTTCGTGGTCGTGGTGTTGTTCATGTCGTAAAGGATACCACGTCCCACACGTTCGTGGGCAGCTAGCAACGTGAACTTTTCGCGACCTTTCACCCGTGAGAACCGAGGCCCTTCGTCGTTTCCCGGCCGGGTGGCGGGGTCCATCCGGGCCTCCACCAATACAGGTACGCCGGGCGAGGCGAGAATATCTTCATCAAGCCCTCGGCGTGTCGTTCTACCGGCGCTCCCATCCAAACGTCCCGGTCGCTAGCCCAGTCCGGTCGTGACGCCTTACCGCCGTATCGCACGAAATGCGCATTTACGAACGGGTACGCGTCGTATAGGAGCGCGTCTCGACCTTTCGGATTACGTTCGGCCAGGTCGGTCAGGAAACCCACGAGGTACCTCTCGGAACGTACCATCCACGGGTCGGCGTCGAATTCCTCGACAATCTGCTCCTTAATGCGAAAGCGCTTGTCTCGAGGTCCGCCAACGTCGTTGGCTAAGGTCATCCCCGCCTTCTCGAAGAACGGGTTTGTCTTGGCCATCTCGGCGAGCGTTTCGACGTACGGGTACGCGGTTTGGTCCAGGAACCGGCGCACCAACTCCTGTCCGAGACCGATAGACCGATACTTCGGGAGGACGACCACCCGCGAGATGATGATGATGTCCCGATTAACCAACTGCGGGTTTCGGACGTACGCCTTGTCGGTAAGGGCCGCCCGGTTGGCATTCTCGAACGGCGGAACGGTACCGACCACTACGCCAACGTCCCGATCTTCTACCGGGTCGTACGCGAACAGGATTTCCCTCGGACCTCCGACCTTGTGGCCTCGGTAGTGGAAGAACGCCAGGTCGCTGTCGTAGTAGCGCTTGAGTCCACCGTCGTCCTTCGGATGCGCCCAAACGAACTCGATGCGGTCCCAGACGTCGAGCTTCGGCTTCAAGTCCGGGTACGTCACCCGGATGGTCGGCCCGAAGTTCTTGTGCACGAGCACGTCGGGAGCCAGCGCGTCGGTGAGGTCGCTGTGGGCCGTCGCTACGATGAGCGTTATGCCCCGGCGACGTGCCGCCTTCTGGAAGGTGTATGCCACGACCTGAGCCGTCTCGCGGTCGAGCGCACTCGTGAACTCGTCGCAGGTCCAAACGTCGGCGTCCATCGCCAATAGCATCGCCAGTCGGGCGCGAAACTTCTGCCCGTCGGAGAGGTTGTTGTACCTCCCGAGGAACAGGTATGCATCGCCGAGACCTACCTGAGCGAGGGTCGCCGTTGCGTGGTCGAGGTCTCGGAAACAAGCCTGCTCGACCAGCGGGATGTCCGGGTCGATAACGATGTCGTTCGCATCGACGACGGCTCTGGACTGGGCGAAGACGTCTCGCAATTCCCGAAACAAGACCGATTTACCGCCGCCGGACTCGCCCGTGATGTACACCACGTCGCCTTTTGCGAAGGTAAACGGCGTCTCATCGTATAACGTGTTAACCTGCTCTTGGTCTACGCCGACTCCGAAAGCGTCGGCGATAGCCGCCGTTCGGGCCGTTACATCGGGAACGATGCGAAACTCTTTTGAGACTGTAATCGTCCGAACCGGTTCGTTCGTGACTCGTTCGTCGATTTCGGTAACGTTCATGTAACCGCTACACCACCCTTCCCTTGTGGCTCGCGCTTGCGTGCTCGGGAGTACCCGCCGCAGCCGCCTCGCTTCTTCATGCATTGCATCGTCTGGAACACGCTGACCTTGGTGCGATGGAATCCGCGCTTGATTAGCGTATCACGAGCCCCGCACTTCGGGCAAATCGTTGCGCCTTCTTCGCCCCACAGGGCCTGGTTAACGCCGCCGCCCTTACCCGGGTGGCCAATCCACGGGATCAGTTTCACGTACCACTCCTCCAATGCGATGATATCGGTTCGGTTGTACGTCTCCATGGTTTTCCACGCTTCGGAGTTTCCGGCCATGCACCGTCGCCACAGCGAGAATCCTTCATTTTCCATCTTCCTCGTAAGGTCGTGGAGGCGAGCGAGCTCCTTCAGGCTATTCGAGTAATTGGCGAGGTATCGCTGCGACTCCTTCTTAGTGTCGATGCTCGTATACGGCGATACCGGGTCCATCCCGTAGTAAATGAATCGTGCGTTGGTCTTCCGAATGTCGAAAGCGTCGCCGTTGTGGGCGATCACGACATCCGCTTCGTCGAGGACCTCGTGGAGGCGCTTAACCACGAATTTGTCGTTAGTGGTGTCCGACCGAAACCTCGGGTCCTGATAAATCGAAACGAAATGCGTTTCGTCCTCGCCGTACCACCGGTATGCGAAGCATAGGATATACCAATCCGCTTCGGTGGCGATCACGTTCGTGTTCCATTGGTTCCAGACCCAAACCAGGGCCGGCGCCGTTTCGATATCGAACAACAGGATGCGCGGGCCGTCGTTCTTCGCAGGCTGGGGCATGATCCTCCTCGGGTATGGTTCCCGTTGCCCTCTACATGGCGCGGGGACGTTCGCAGTTTACATCGGAGGTCCTACGTATACCCTATGAATACCTTAGTTGCTAAGGAATTTAGGGTAGTCGCTCGTGTCGGTAGCACACTACGCGAGCGGGTCCCGGGAGCGAACGCTTAGGCGCGGCATAGCGGTCGCCCCCGGGAAATCAGAACTTACCGCGCCCGAACCAGCGAACCGCAAGGTATGCTATGGTGCGTCGCCATTGAACAACGCCGCGATCTGCCATGATAACGTAGAAGAGGTGGTCCGCCTCTTTTCGGGTAAACGTTCGATTACTAAGGTTAGCGGGTAAGTTCCCGCCGTAGTCGTAAATCAAGTCGTGCACTATCGGCGCTTCGACGCTAAGCTGATACGGTGCGGCGAACGTCGTCCAGGCTATCCTCGGGATAGTCGCCAAGTCGGTGCGGTATCCGTCAGGAACGGCCACAAAGAAATTTGCTTCGTCCTCGTACACCGTAAACGGCTGAACTACGGTCCACCTATCTGTCGCAGCGTCGTACGAAATAATCGGGTAAGGCGGCTCACTCCGAATCGTCATCGAGTCGCTCCTCGATTAGCCCCTTTATTAGGTCCTGTTGCGCCCTTAGGAGGTCGATATTAGTCTTCTGAACCATCCGAAACACTTTGATAGCGGCACCAAATACGGCGAACCCAATCCCGCCAACTAGCAACCCCTCTAGGAGCCAGGTAACGAAATCGGGAGCGCCGTCTAATCCAGTCACAATAAACGCTGCGGCTCCCACGAACACCTCCCCAATGCGAGTTGCTGCTGTGTACGGGGACACCATTCGATTACCGATCCAGCAACTTCAGCCAAGTATTAGACCCAACAACTCCGTCCACGGTTAGCCCTTCGGCGCTTTGGAATCCCATAACGCCGGCGTCCGTGCTCGGCCCAAACAAGCCGTCGAATCGCAGTTTGTCCAGATCGAAGTTTACTCCTGGCGCCGTTGAGATGTGCCCGCGCTCGGCGAGCAGACCTTGAAGTTCGGCCACGGCGGAGTCTCGAACCGTCGCATATGGCAGAACGCGGCGAAGGACCGGGCGATCAATAGTAACTCGCACGGATTCGGGAAGCTCGGGACCCGTAGGTTCGCCGGTTAGAATCCCGAAATCTTCGGGGTCGAGCGGGGTGCCCCAGACGGACCCATAAGTCGTGGTCGTCTTTGCGTTAGCCGCATCGCTTATCCGAATCTCGAAATGCGTATGCAGGTAGTTAGCGTTTCCTTCCATGCCCATGTACGCGATGACTTGGCCCTTCGTAACGCTCTGGCCCTTCGACACGAGGATGTCGGACAGCTTGAAGTGCATTTGGCGAGTCAAGTACACGATAGCGCCCGGGCCGTCGTGGAAGATTTCGATCAAGCCGCCCGCATCGGCGCTACCCTGGCCGGCGAACCGAATCACGCCGTCCGCAGAAGCGACGACGGGGCACTTAGTAACCAAGGAAGCGAGGTCGGGGCCCTTATGGCCGACCGCATCGCCCGGCTTGGAGTAATTCGGGTTATACCCGGCCCGATACTTAGCATTGAACACGTCCCAGCCGTCACGAGGCCAGCCGGCGCGCAGTTTGTCGAGCGGAACGGGCGAAATAAACCCGTAGTTGTAGTCGATCTGTGGAATAGCCACTGGCTTTCTCTCCTTGTTCTCGTTGATTATAGTCCGATTAGATAATACCCAGCTGATACCGACCAATTTGCCCCTGCTGCCAAATTGGGAGTCGAGCCACCACTTCGGCGGGGTCCTCCTCGTAATTCAAGATTCGAGTTATGTCTCGAAGTTGCTGTAACGTTAGCCGTGAAGCTTGGCGAGTTTCCAATTGCACGCGTCGTAGAGAAGTAGCGCCTCGACGAAGGGTATTCGGACGCTGCGAGTCGATCAAGGTGTGGGCGCTCGTTCGAGACCTACGACGAGAAACGGGATGATATGCACGACGGCTCATGCCGGTACCAGTTCGTAAGTTTCTTCCCACCAATCCGGCTCAATTCGGACGCTAACGTGTTCGATATGGAAGTCGCCCGAGATAGCCGACCCGCCGCCCGGCGGAGAAAAGTTGATCGTAATTCGTTCGCCGTATTGGTGATCTCGAATAACGGGCCAAAGCGTAGCCGGGTCGCGCTCTGGAACCACCGAAACGGAACTGACCCGTCGCGTCGGAACCTTGAAATCCGCCAGTACGGCTTCGGCCAACTCCGTAGCATCGTCTAAAGCCAGGTCGAGGTCGCCTAGGTCTAGAGCTCGCAACCCGTCGCTAGCGATCAATGCGACGTCTTCGGCCGCTACCAGTTCGCCGGTCTTAGCAACTCCAATCAGAACTCGGTTGTAGTGGTTGTCGTCGTCGGTGGAGATTCGCCCTCGACGCCCCACGCCCTCTCCAATAGTCCACAAACTAACGGTTTCGTATGTCGAACGAGTAGTAAATCCGCGCCCTCGCAAGCGCCCCTCTTCGTCCATAAACACTGCGCCCCCCTCGCTGTCGGCCGCCTGTCGTAGTAGTTCCAAAATCGGAGTAGGCGGTAGGTTGATACCGTCGAATTCCGTAAGCGGGTCGAAATAAGCAGGGTCTATTGCGAGGTCGAACGATAGGCCCCCGAGGGCGACCAAACGAGCGATTCTCTGGGAGTAGTCCTCCTCCGGTAGGTCACCAATTGCGGCCGTATAATGCGCAGCAATCCTGCCCGCACCTAAGCGCTTGTCGTACAAGGCGACCTGAGAAAGGTGCCCGTCCCAGCCGTAACCGATACGAATGTTCATCTCGCCCGACGACGCTGCCGAGTTGAAATCGGACCAAGTAACTTTAAGTTTTCCGTCAACGTAAACCTTGACTTCCGAGCTCCCCGACGATGCAAATAGCGCAATAGTTGCTGCCGCCCACGCTTGGAACCCCGACGTAGTCATAGCGCCCGGATTCTCGGTTGAACTTGCGCCAGTCTTGTGATAAATAGCGTTGTAAAGGGTCGCGCCCTGGCGATACTTTACTAGCGAATAGCCCGCCGGGGTCGTCCCGCCGGGTCCGCCGGTATCTCGACCGGCGCCGACGGCGACCCAATACGCCGGAGTTCCGGAAGCCGCTTTAGACGGCGGGTCGATGTTAGTTCCGCCGCTTCCCGTAGCGACTCCGGTTTCGACAGACGAAACGCCCGAATACGCCGCGCAAACGTAATTAGGCGCGTCGGACGCGGACGACGTAACGATTATCGACGACGGTACAGACCCCGAGAACGTTTGATATGCGATTGCCGCTCCCCCAGGAGTCGAGTTAGCGTAATCTACGATTTCGGTCCAGCCGGCAGGCCATGAATACGAGCCGTTTGCCAGCGAAGAAATAGTAACGATTACAGTAGAACCCGCAGGCGCAGAAGGAAGGTTAATAGTATGCGAGGTACCCGTCGAAGACGAACCTTCGGAATAAGCTTCAAAAGCGACGGTTCCGGATTCGTCGATACCGGTTGCAACAACATGATGCCAGCCGGCTCCTGGTGCGGCGTCTACGAGGTAGTAATCGGTCCCCGCGTCCCGAACCATCCTCATTGCGATCTCGTACGGAGCGGATGCGTGCTGCCCTCCGTTCTGCATAATCGCCATGTCAGTATTTGAGCCGGTTGCGCCGAAGTGAATAGCTCGTAGTCGCGTAGCAGTATCGTCGTCGTCGGGGCGCATCCAAAGCTCGACGCTCCACGGGCCCGCCGTCGTAATGCCGGTACCGGTACCTAATTCGACGTAATTAGAGGGTGTGTTATCGTATTCGGTAGCTCGAAGCCCACGAGGCCCGAGTTGTCCGAGGGTCGGGAGCGGAGACCCCGAATAGGTCCCGTCATCGCCCGCTGATCCCGAGTCGGTGGCCGTCGTACCGGACGTTTCGTCCAGCTTCCACCAGCCGACTGGGCTATCGGCGGCGATTTCTGCTTCGACGCCGGAAACGAGGTGTCGAGCCATCGTTCGGAAAGCATCGGTACACGTCGCCAATACCGTCGACCGCTCGCCTGCTAGGCCGTAATCCGCCTCCCAACGATCTACGAACCCGGTCCAACGAGAGCGCGCTTGAGCGTCGTAGTGAACTCGTACCCTTATAGGTACTCCCGGAACGACGTTCGACCCGTACGGTCCGCTAGTGTATCCCGGCTCTAGGGCACGATCTTGGTTGTCGAGTAAGAACTGCGCCTCTCCAGCTTCCAAAATATCCGTAAGTCGCATGCGGCCCTTCTGGAAATACCCGGAAAGCGCGCGGCCATCGACTCGCCGCCAGTCCCCAGAAATCCACACTCCGCCCGACCGCTCCCACACGTTCCCCTGCGCGTCCGCACCATCCGACGGACTCCACTCGGATGGTATCGGGTTCGCAACGAGCGTTCCCCCCGTCCCGGCAGCGAAGTCCCTTACGCCGTTCCACACCTGCACCTCGTAGCAGTCTATATTCGCTGCGCCGCCGCCGCCATCCGACTCGGCGGCGATAGCCAGCACCTCGCCGGTGGTCTTCATGGACGTTGCACCTCCCACCGTGTTCGTCGCTGCTAGCACCCAGGTCAGCCCCCCGTCGAAGGAGCGATACCAACGGATGCGGTGCGACCCGGTACCGGTGTCCACATCAAGCGCCACAGCAACGGCAAAGGGCTGCCCCGCGACGAAACCGTGAGAGAAAATCGGAGACGACTTCCCGGTGCCGCTGGCGTCAACCCACTCGAGGAACAGACTGGAGTAGCCGGAACCGGAGAACGACAGCATATACTCCCCGTCCGCCCCGCCCGCATACTTCCCGACCAGCCGAGCGAACCCGCTTGCCGAATAGACCCGACCGATGAATGCGATAGATACGTCGCCGCCAATCGCTAAATCGGCGGTGTGGGGTGTATATATCCGGTCCGTCGGTGCGGAAGCGAGCTGGAGTCCGGTCGCGTCGACCTTCGCGTCTCCGATGAACGACCATTCGTTTTCGAGGTCGTCCCAATACGGCGGGCCCGGGAATTCAGCGGAGTCGTGGAAGTGCGGGTTAGCGAGGAGCGAGAAGGTAACCGGCGACGCTGCCGTAAGCCACGCTTCGTGGAACACGTCTAACGTTCCGGCCGGGTCGGTATGGCCCAGGATGCCTACTCGCAAACGCGCGGCCCCGTTGTATACGGAAGTAGTGCCTGCCGTTGTGATCGTCTCGTAAAGGTACCAACGTCGACCGTCGTACGAATAATAAAATTGACCAACTCGGTTCCCGGCGCCGTCGTTAACGGTTAAGCTTGCTCCAATACACCCGCGCTGAGTCCCGGAAAAGGGAGTCGGAATCGTAGATACCATATCGACAAAAGTTACGCCGTCCGTAGACCACCGAAGAATAACCTCGCCGGAAGGCTTAAGCATAAGGGCCGCTTGGCGCTCATTTACGCCGTTATATTCGTACTTAGAGATCAAGCACACATTTGCCGCGGGATTCCAAGTGGAGCTTCTAGGCGTCCAGTCTACCCCGACAAAGAAATCCCCGGTGAACCCGACCCCGGCAGCGGCAGTAGACCAGCCGACGTTTTCGGCCCACGAACCCGAAGCCCCGCGTTCGAGCGGGGGTGCTGCAAAGGTCTTGCCCCATGCGACCTCTAGAATCGGCGTTGCGCTTAGTTTACTCACGATCCACTACTCCCGAGGCGAATAAGGCCTCGACGAGAAATTTCCCGCACTTCTCGCTCGGCGATCATTCCCCCTTGGACCGTAATATAGACGTTACCGCCGCCACCGCCCCCGCTGTGCCCAACGGGCAGTACGCGTTCGCCTGCTTGGAGGATAGCCGGAACGTCGGCTCCCTTCGGGCCGGGCACGATTCCGCCGCTATGGAGTACGGGGAAATCAAAGCGAATCGGGTTTAGCGCCGGCGTCGATCCGGAATTCGCGGCTGCCCAGAACGTCAACCACGCATCTTCGGTCATGCCGAGCTGAGTGCGAAGATCGGCGAACAGGCTAAAGTCTAGGCCTGCTACGTCGAAGATGTCCTGCAAGGTTTCCAGGATAGACGTTCGCCCGGCAAAACCCTCGAGTTCCTCCTCCATCTTGTTGAGGGTAGCGTGTAGCGGTTCGGCCAGCAAACGCTCGACGGTAGCCGAATATTCGGGCCCGAATTCCGCCTCGAGCTCAGCGGCAACAGCGTCGTATCCGAGGACTCGAAGGATATCTAGGTTATCGGCCCAACGAGCCTGAGCAGTAACTTGTGCGGCGAGGAGGTCGGCGAGCGTTTTTAGCGCCAAATCCACTTCCCTCGGCATCTCCTTGAACGCTCCGATTACGTCGTACGGAGCCTTTATCATCGGCTTTACCCAGTGCGACCGAACCTTATCGACGACGGCACCAAAGGCACTCATATCCATACCTCGATACGCCATCGAGATTTCGTCTAGCATCGAGTCGTTCTCGTGAATCAGCCGGTTTCGGAGGAAGTTGAACTCGTCCAGCGCTTGCTGCTGGTTCTCCTTTGTAACGGGTCCGAATAGAGTACCCATCGACCCGCCGATTTCCCCGGTTTGGACTCCGCGCGGCGTGCCGGAGAATTCGTCGGCGGCCTTCATTATCTTCGGCAGCATGTAGCCCATAGCGACCAGGGTAGCAACTGCGGGGTGGGCGGTTATTGCGTTTAGCGCCGCTCCCATAGCCAGGCGACCCTTCGACGTACCGCCCAGGATAAGCCCGAGGACTCCGAGGTCCTTAAGAGGTCCGGGTAACGGGATGATATTTAGAACGATGTCGATAACCGTTCCGGCGAAGTTCATCAACGTGCCCAGCAGTGCGATTACTGGAGACAAAACTTCGATTACTCCGCCCAGCGTATTGGCAAGTAACTCGAAGACGGGTACGACAGCGTTTGCCAACGGGTCCGCCAACTGAATAAGGGCCGACTTGACACCTTCGATAGCCTTGCGAAGTCGAACGTTGCCGGTCTCGGCCATTACGCTCCAGCCCTCGTCCACCATCCCGGCCGCTTCGCCCATCCCGTCGAAGATACGCTCGATTTCGCTGCCCTCGGCCGAAAGGATAGCGGCGACGGTTCGGATGGAGCGAGAATCCTCGAATAGCTGACCAACCCAGTCGGCCTGGGTATACCCGTTAGCGGTGAAAGCGTCGTCGAGGGTGCGAAGGGCTGCCGGAATATCGGAGGACATCATCGAGCGGAAGTCGCCCACGGATAGTCCGATATCGTCGAGCGCATCTCGCGCCATTTGCGACGGCTTGACCACCTTGTTCAGCATTGCGCCGACGCCGGTACCTGCCATGGCGGCGTCTCCGAACTGAATCGTCATAAGGGCCGTAACCGCCGCGAGCTCCTCGTACGAGTTACCGACCAGGGCGGCAACCGCTGAGTTTCGGTTCAGCTGCGATGCGAGTTCTGCCGGGTCCGCCTTAGCGAGCTGCGCCGCCTTGGCAATATCGTCGAAAGCCTGCGCGGTACCGATTCCGAAGTTCGACATAGCGGTTGTCGCCGTATTCGAGAGTTCCTCCATCGTGCCCAGGCCGATAGCCGAGGCCATAGCAGAACGCTCGAGTGCGTCGATTGCGGTGACGGTATCGAGGCCGGCCGACTTGAGGAAGAAGAGGCCGCCCGCCGCGTCCTTAGCGCTAATCCCGAACTGGCTGCCCATTCGTAGCGCGGCTTGCTCGAGTTCCTCCATTTCGCCCTTGGGAACTCCGACCAACGCTTCGATCTTCGCCATGGACTCCTCGAAGTCCAGCGCCATGTTTACGGCGGCGACGCCGACGCCCGCAGCCGCAAGGCCGATTCCAGCTATGGCCCTCTTTCCGGCTAGTGCGGAGGTAGCGGTCTTCTTGCCCATACCCGCTGCTCCAGCTTCCACAGCGCCGAAGCCAGCGAGGGCTTGCGTAACGTCCGCGCGTACGCGGATCAGAAGTTCGTCAGCAGTGACCGACATACCTCACCTCCGTGGAGGCCTCGTCCTGTCGTCGCCCTGATTATAGTCGGGCGGCTTAGCGGCGCTTCTTCGGTTTCGGCTTTAGCTCTTCCTGGACGCGCCAAATCTCCAGGAGTACAATGATGTCTCGGGCCGGCGTACGGTCGAACTCGGCGAACGTCCAACCCATACGCTCGCACACCGCTGCGCGCATGGGCTCGAACATCGGTTGACCGCCGCTCGCCCCCGCGCCTTCGATCTTAGCGCGAATGAGGGAGCGGCCTACGCTTCCCCCGCTGCAGCCAGGTCCTGAATGATCCCGGTAGTAACGGTCTGAAATTCGCTACGACGTAGCGCATCCCACGACTTCGGGTCGTGCGGGTCGGTGTCGAAAGGCCACGACTCGGTGAAGGAAGACAACGCTTCGATCATTGCGTCGATAGACCCGCCTTCGGCCGACCCAAACAGCTTGCGGAGAGCGCCGATAGGCATATCCGAGTCGTACTCGATTACGCCCACCGACGTCTCCACCTTACGAATTGCCGCGCTCAATTTCGTTCCTCCTTACTGAGTATCTTCGGTAACCGCCCCGGAGACCTCAAACGACATTGCAAGAGTCGCCAGGTCGTCGTAGGGCAGATTGATGTCTCGACCGGTGATGATCGCCGTGCACGTGAGCTCTCGGAGGCCTGCACCCGTGCCTTCCGGCCGGATAATTAGGGCTCCGGACGTACCAACGGCGATGGCATCCCATGCGGAAGACCAAGCGCCGGTAACGTCGAGCGCATCGTACGAGCCCGAGGCATCCTCGAGACCCGCAATCTTCGTTCGCCGAGTGTCGCCCCATGCGCTGGTATCCAGTGCATCGGCAACTTCCTCGAACGAGATGCTCCGACCATCGCCGCTGATGTCAACACCGTCAAACGAGACGAAGACATCCTTTCCTCTATAGGCAGGCATTTACAACACACCTCCACAATGTGTCCTGTCGCCTTGCGGCGTTAGTTCGCCTTGATTATAGTCGGCAAACGCCTTACAGAGAACGTTCCCACCGAATACGACCATGGACCGCGTAATTCTTGCCGTCCTTTTCCCACACCGGGATAACGCCGACCGGTATAATTGCCGTGGTGTGATACCCGTCCGTCGTAATCAGGTCTTCGTCCACGAGCGAGTTTAGTGCATCGCTCACGAGGCCGAGCGCTTCCTCTAGGTCCACCGAGTAGGCGGTGATTACCCAATTGCTGCCCATAACCTTCGCCTGTCCGGAGCCCGGAGTACCGACGAGGGCTCGTTCGACCTCCTGTCGGTACACAACGTACGGCATATCTACCGGTAGCCCCGTTTGCGTATCCGCCGCCGTAACGTGGAAGACTGGAACGGCTATAGCCGCGTCGAGCGCATCATATAGCGCTTGGTAGTGCGCTTTTAGGTCAATGTTCATCTCAGCAATCCCCCGACTCCGCGCTTCACTTCATTTAGCCCGCCCGCCGCTAAAACGATTTCCTTTGCGGGCAGCAGGTACGGGCGCGGCGCCATGTGCCGAGTCCCGAACTCGAGATAGATCGCAACGTCGCCGTGCTCACCTCCGCGATCGGAAACGATGAACCAGTCCGAGCCGCGCCGTTCCTTGCGGATATTTGCTTGCGTCTTTCCGGTATCGACAGCGACTAATTCCGTCGCTACCTTCACGATCTCCTCGGCTAGGGCTTCTTCAATTCGCCCCGCCTGCATCTCCAGGAAAGCGGCCCGACTCGACATACGAGTCAGAAACCCGGGGAGGTTTACTACTACGACGGCCGTCATGCAATCACCACAGCGCTCGCCGTAAGGATGGTGTCCCACGAAGCCGGCGTCTTTAGCTGGTCGATGCGCAGTCGATCTCCGCCGGCGGTTACCACGATGTCCTCGGGGAGGAGGTCGGTTCCCACGGGCACGCGCACGAGGTAGTTCTTAACGTCGAGCGGTCGGCCCGCCTGTCCGAGGCCTTCTAGAACAGCGCCCGGGATAACCCGACCGGGAACGTTACTAGCCACCGTAACCTCGCTCGTCTTTGCATTTCCGCCGAACCCGTCATCGACGCGAACGGTTCGCTTGATGGTGAGCAAGTCGGGAAGTGCGGCCTCCTGGGCTACTCGCATCAAAGCGAGGTCACGAGTGCTGAACATTAGTCCAGAGCTCCGGTCGGAGCGCTAAGCGACTGGGCCATATTCGCGTAGCGAGACGCTTGTTCCAGCGCCGCGCGATACTTCTGCATTCTGTTGAACGACCCGCCCTCGACTCGGAAATCGAACTCCTCGGCTAGCTGGCCGGCCTTGCGCCGCCACGCTTCGGCGGCCGCGCGGTATAGGTCATAGGTGTCGGTATATCCCGAATCAGCAGGAGCCAAGCCCGTGCTATCCGGGACTTTCGCGACGTCGTTCGCGATGTCCTGTAGGTCGAGATCGCTAAGCATGCGGTCCGGCACAGGCTTATGCGACTCGCCCGCCATCATGGCGAGCCGTCGCAACTGGTCGGCGGTTAGTGCCATGTAAATCCTCCAAAGCGAAGGCCCGACCCGGTAAACCCAGGCCGGGCCTCGTGTTGTGTTTGGTTTGTGCTTACTCGTCCGCAGACGGGGCGATACTACCCCCGCGACCGGACATCGTCACGGCCGTAGCCGCTCCGGTGTCCTCGGTGAACGAGCCCAGCTGAACCTGGTCTGCAGCCAGACCAGTCGCTGCGGCGATACCAACGATGGTAGCGCCGTCGTCGTCAATTGCGACGAGGTTCTCGCCGTCACCGAGCGCCAGGACCGAAACGTCGAGAGTAACCCCCGCGACTGCCACGCCGTTAAGCATGCCTTCAGCCACGACGACATCGTCCGTCGCAATCGAGAGCTCAAACCCTTCCAGTGCAGCCATGTTATGCTCCTCCTTCGGGTTAGGCCGGCTTGACCAGCGCGAACGGGTACTTCTCGTCAGAGGCGAGCGTCTCGCCGTCTGCCGTGTCGGGTGCGAACACCTTGAAGGCGTAACGGCACGTCACTCGGAGAGCGACCATGTCGGACTCCATGAGCGAGTACACGACGTTGCCGGCGCCATCGGTGATGACTCCCTGGTCGAAGATTCGGTAACGAATGCCGGCACGAGTGCCGACCATCGCCTGCGACCAGTCACCCACGAAAGCGTGAGCGTCGGCCGGAACCCAGAAGCCGTCCGAACCCGCATTCGAGCCCTTCACGAACTGAATCGGAAGGTCGAAAAGCGAGCCAGGAATGTCGGCCTGAGTGGGCGCACCGAAGATGGGGCGTCCGTCGAGGTCCTTCATCGCACGAAGGCGAGAGCGGAACCGGACGTACGCAACCCAAGCCGTCGGGTCGTAGCCGTCCTCTTCGATTGCTTCGAGGGCGCCGTCGCCCGGAGTCGCCGTACCGGAACCCGCAAGCAGGTCGAGCAGTTCGGCGTCTGTCGGGGTCCCGTCCTCGGCAAACGAGTGGTTAGCGGTCGTGATCTGCGACTTCAGAGAAGCCTGACCCCAATCCGTAGGAACGTCCAACCCGAAGAAAGCCGCAGCGTCGAGCTTCCGCGCAATGGCGGTCTCGATCTGGGGCCGATACAGGTCAAACAGGTCCACCGAAGCGTCGTCCTGAACGTTCTCGTCAATGGGCACGATGACCGCCATTTCGGCTGCCTGGAGAGTCCAGGTCTTCTGCGTCATGGACGGAACATCCGTCGACTTGCGCTGGCCCTCGCCAACCCAGAAGACGTTCGCGCCGCTGACTTCGGCTTCGGTGACCTTGTACCGGTTTGCCGTCATCGTCTTACTCGCGGCGAGCGAGCGGATGAGAGAAGTCTCGGCGACACCTCGGAGTATTTCCTCGGACACCTGGTCAGGCAGCGCAAGCGCCGCGACCGAGCCGCGAGTAACCTTGGCCATCGGTTGTCCTACCTCCTAAGGTAGTCGTACTACTTACATCCTCGAACGGATAGCGTTCCGGACAGCGTCGTTGAAAAGGTCGTTCGAGGTCTTCGCCTTTCCTGACCGCCCTCGGGTACCAGCCCCGTGGGAAGCGCGCTGTCGGACTTCGTCGTCTTCGTCCTCGTCGTCCCTTGACACGAGGGCGGGGAAGCGCTCTCCGAGTGTATTAAAGTCGTGTTCTCCGACTTCCCCAGTCTCCTGGTCGTAACCGCCGATCAGACCTTCCTTCAGGGCGGCGGCGAGGGCCAGGTCAGGGTCCATACCCCTCTCCCGAGCCTTCGCCTTGAAGTCCTGCTCGACGTGAGTCGCCGCAAGCTGAACCTCAAGTTCGCCGATTCGCTGGTCGCGTAGGGCGACTCGCTCCTCGAGCGTTCGTTCTTCGTCTTTGGCAGCCTCTTCGGCCTTTCGGTAAGCGGCCAGTTCCGCTGCCATCTTCTTCTCGTTCTCCCGCTGGGCGAGAATCGTCTTCATCGCTCGTGCGGGGTCGAAGTCGTCGGGGACTTCGATCTCTTCATCCGAGACCGGCTGCTCCTCGATTGCTTCGTCTTCCGTTTCCGCGCCTTCGGCGCCAGTGACCTTGTCGTCCGGCACTTCGTTGGACCTCCTTGTGTCCTCGCCGTGATTATAGTCCGCGACCAACATCGACGAGGACGTTGCGTACCGAGTGGGCCCAGTTCCCGCATATCAGGACGTTCGGGACGTATAAACACGCGGGAACCGCCCGTTTGGGGCGGCTCCTGCGGTTCTGGTTCGGGTCGTGGTTAGAAGTTCCACCCGCCCCCGTTCCGGCAGATGGGGCCGATACCGAGGCGAACGCTGGTCTCGTCCTCCAGCTTCCGGTTGCAGGCGGCGCAACGCCCGGTGAGTTCCCCGTAACGCTTGGCGGCGGTAGCGGGGTCGGCGACGATGGCCGTAAGGGCCTCGGCGATGTCGCCCTGGTACGCCTGGCCGGGCTTCTGAACGCCGTAGCGCTTTCCGTACCCGTACTCGGCGGCGTCCTTGACGAACGTCCAACCCTCCCACTTGCCTTTGCCGTGCTCGACCCGGACCTTAAGGCGACCGTCCGAACCCGGGACCCCGAAGTTGCCGGTCGGGAGGGTACGAAGGTCCAGGCCCTGGACCGGGATGGCCTTCGTCTCGACTTCGACGACCGCGCGCCGGGGAGCGGCGAGTAGTTCGTCGATGAGCGTGGACGCCTGGGCCTTGTTGAGGATGCCCTTGCCGGTGACGATGACCTGCTCGCGGCGCTCGCCGGGGAACAGAATCGTGTCGTCGGCCTGGCGAACCTCGGCCTCGTCGTACACCTTCTCGTCTAGGAGACGAGCTACGAAGGCGGCCTGCTTGTCGCTGGCGGGCCATTGCGGGGCGACTAACCCGGGCTCGAGGCCCTTACGAGCGAGGTCCTCGGCCTCGTCGGCGGACTTGCCGGCGGCGAGGTACGCGTCGAAGGTCTTGGCGAGCGGGTGGTTCGGGTTCCAACGAACGTCGTCCGTTAGCGGGTCGTTTGCGTCGGCGGCCTCCAAGCGAGCGTCGAACTCGACTCGAAGGTACTCGCCACGAGCCCGCGCTTCGGCCGTCATGCGGTCGCCGATATGCGCTTTCGGGTTCTTGAGCCCGCGAGCGCGCTTGTCGGCCTCGATTTCGTTAACGATACGCTCGGTCGCCTCGGCGATGAACGTGCGTCGTGCGGTGGTGTTGTTGTTCATGTCGTAAAGATACCACGTGTTACATCGAACGAGCGTTCGATTTCACCTGGTCGATGACCTCGGCGAGGCGCGGGTGGTCGGAATTACGAATCCACAGGTTCCGTAACAACCATCGCCAATCCCTACGTCGTCGCTCGGGTATGTCGAATCCCGTCCAGTCAATCCCAGAGTCGTTGGTCTCGAGCGGCTCGTTTCGACCGTTCTTTGCGTTCGTCGCCATGAGTGCCTCCTCGGTGTTTCACGTCGAAGTTTTGTCGCTTGCGCGCGGCGCCTCGATATTCGGACCGGTCTCGGTTTACGACCTTGCGCTTACGTCTCGCCATCTCGTCAGCCCTCTTGTCCGATGACGCAATCCTCGGGAGCCTTGTCGTCCCGGAAGGCGACGAATTGCGGGTGGCGCAGCCCCTCGACCTCGGCGTCCGATGCGTACCCGAAGTGCTTGACGACCATGACCCGCCCGAGGTACGCATCCCGGTTGGCGCCGATGTCGTACCGAGTCGCATCGTCCATCCCGGAGCACGCTCCCCGCTCGACGAGGTTCCCGTTGGCGTCGTACTGCGAAAAGACGATAGCCCCGACGGTGTCGCTGTACTTGCCCTGGCCTTCCTTGAACCCGGTAACGATAACGTCCTCGGTCATTTCGACCTTGACCTTCAGCCACGCCGAACGGCGCTTCCCGATATACCCGGCCTTCATGTCCTTGAGCATCATGCCCTCGCCGCCCTCGGCGACGTACGCCGCGTAGGTGTCAACGTCCGGGACGAATCGGGGCAGAACGCCGATGTAGGGCGAGTCGAGGGACTCGACGAAGTTCTCCACGATGGTCCGACGCTGGCCTTCCGGGAGCGCCGAGAAGTCCTCGTCGTCGAGGGTCATGATGTCGAAGACGAACAGGACGAGCACGCCGCCGAGGTTCTGGTCTCGGACCGCCTTAGCGGGGTCGCTACCCATAACTCGCATCGTGCGATTGAAGTCGCCCAACGGGGCCGGGCCCTGCGGCGTGTCCACGAGGCGAGCGAGGGCGACGATTTCGCCGTCGATATCGAAGTCGAAATCTGACGCGGCGGCGAGAGCGGCCTCGATATGCGGCAATTTGCCGTCCTGGGCCTTGTGGGTCCGGGAGTAAATCGTAACGTTCGGGCCTCGCTTGGAGATGCCCACCCGCATTCCGTCCAACTTCGGCTCCATCGCGAAGCGTGCGGGCGAATACGAGTCGAGGTCCTTGTCGGCCTTCTTCGCGAGCATGAGGTCCTTCATGTTCTCGTTCCTTTCGTGGTCGGATCGGGCCTCGGTTAGAGGCCCTCGAAAGCGTCGGCCCCGACGGGGGTGGCCGCGAACCAAACATCGCCCTCGCCGAAAACGATGGCGGTGAAGTTGTGCGGGTCCTCGTCGATGTCGATATCGCCCGTAATGACGGCGATACCCTGCATCCGGGCCGTCGGGGCGACGGAAAGGTTAGTGGGCTCGACGCCGTACTCAACGTCGCACCAGTCGAGGAAGTACCCGAGCGCTGCGTCGGTCGTGGCGGCCATCTGGTTCCTTTCGTTGGTCATACGAAGACGATACCACGCGGCTGCGACGGTGTCGAGCCAGTTGTTGTTCTATCGCTTGGCAAGAGACCGCCGCGCCTTCAAAAATTCCGCAGCCTCCTCGGGCGTCCACTCGAAAATGTCCAGAGCGCCTCGTCGCATTCCGAGTTCGTAGAACCCGACCGCTTCTGGCGACGACTTCAGTTTCACGCTTCGCCGAGCTGGGCCGCTTGCTCGACTTGGGCGCCCGTCAGCGGGAGTTCGCGATTCGGCTGGACCGTCCACTTCCCGACTCGCTGAGCAAGGTCGTCCGGCCCGAGTATTCCGTCGTAGATAAGCCGCCCTAATCGAGCGTCTCGTCCGCCCCGGTCGATAAGTAGGTCGGCGATCTCGAGTTTGTCCAAGGGCCTTGCGAGCCCCCGTTGGTCCGGCATACACAAACAGGAAGGATGCAGCGGGATAAACACGCCTGAATGTTCGTGGCCGTGGAGGCCTAGGCATGCGGAGCACGCCGATTGGTTAGCCGTCCAGACCCATCCGGCTTCGAGCCTTCGAGCCTTAACGTCCCTTGCGGGAGCCATAATCGACTCCGAAAAGGAAGCCAACATCGACGCTCGAGCAATGGACGCTCTCCCGCCGGTTAACTGAGCGACGGCACGACCGCCGATATTCGGGATAACTTGCGAGGCGACCCCGGCTGCGCGCTGCGTTTGCCGAAGCGCGGCGCGCTCGAGTGCGTTGAGAAACGCCTGCTCTCTACGCCAGCCGCGCGGGTTGTTCCTCCCGAGATGATAAATCATGCGGTCGAGAGACGCTCGCGCATGCTTACGCGCTTGGGCTGCCACCTTGACCGCTTCGACGGCGGGCATTACGCCTCAGGCGCCAGCCCGGCGTCGGGGACGGGCGAACTTGTCGGGGGAGGCTGCCCAAAGAGGAGCGCTTCGCTAGCGAGGGACGCTTCCAGCCCGACGGCGGCGTCTTCCTCGCGCATCGTCTTCATTCGTTCGATCTGGTCCGGAGTGTAGCCGGCTTCAATCCAAAGTTGCTCGTCCGGAATCCCAAGGACCTCGGACTTGACCTTTAGTTCTTCGAGCTGCTCCAGCGTCGCAAATGGAGCGTTCGGCGGGAGCCAAGTCGGCATAAGGTCGGAAAGCGGCGTGTCGGCGGGCCCGCCGGCGATACGAACCGCCGCCCGCATAACCTCGGCCCAAATAGCTCCGAACTCGTCCTGGTGGTCCTGGACTCGGTCGCGCAGCCCGGCTTCTACGGTTTTAAGAGCCTCGCCGCTCGGGTAGTTCGCCATCTTGAACAGCGCATACTGCGGAGTTCGCGTGATGAAAGCGAGGTGGTCCACCAACGTTTCGATAGCTTCCTTGTACGCGCTGAGCGCTCCCGCCTCGAACTGGCCGAATCGGGCCTGTTCGTTGGGTGCGGTCCACAATCGGTCGGCGCCCGAGCGGTAGGTTTGCATCGGTTCACCCGTCTGCGGGTCGAGCGGGATTTCAACGCCAGTCGCCCAGCGCTGCGGGGCGGCGGTGTACTCGGAAGCCACCAACATGTCCAACAGCGTCTTGTTGATCGCGTCAATTAGCGGGAGCGCGTCGGCCAGGTCGCTGCGGCTCGCCTGATTTCGCATGTCGAAGTTTGCGTTAAACTCGAACATCGGGCACTCGCCGACTTCGTGAGGGATACTAGGCGGGGCTTCGTCGGCGTCGTACTCCTCGTAGCGGTCGAATCGCTCTTCTAGGTGATTCGATCCGGTCTTGGAGATATAGCGCTCGATCCGGTCGTCGAAGTACAGGTTTACTCGGACCCAGAGGTCCTCCTTGTTAGCCTCACCGAGGTCCTCGACCCAGTACTTCATGCCGACGATCCGCTTACGCGGGTCGATATCGTCGTATAGGACGGCGCATTGTGTGGTGATTTGCGGGAAGATGCCCGGGGTCCCGTCCTCGTTCTCGGCGACGATTACGAACGCCGATCCGAACACCATCGCATCGGTGTGTACGAACCGGGATTCCACCTTCATGCGGTTCGCCATCCAGATGTCGTTGATCGTGTCGCTCAGTTCGTCGTCCGGATCACCCGACCCGAAGAACTTGATGCGTACTCGGCCCTCGGCGGTGTCGATCACCGGGCGAGCGAGGTTATCTCGAAACCCGGCGAAGAAAATACCGAATCGAGACTGGAACTCTGCAGAGGATACGGGGAGGTCCTGCTCCGCCATCCAATACTCATGCAGCTCTGCGAACTCGTCCTCTCGGGCCTTGATCTTCTGGACGAGCGGGTACCAAACTTCTTCAGCCGTCGCCATTACCTCTCCTGGTGCCGGTCGCCCTGATTATAGTCCGTCACGACGCCACCAGGAACTTCGACCGCAACTCGGCCGCCCCTTCGATCATCATGACGAAAGCGTCTACCGGGTCGTCGGCGATCTCGCTCGGGAACCTTACGAGGATTTCGTATAGCGCTCGCACCGACTCAACGTTCGACTCGAAATAAATGTGGCCCTGCGAAGCGCGAATAGCAACGGGAAGTGCGCGGTCGATCTTCGATTTGGCGGGCTTGAACTGACGCACCGGGATGCGGGTTTGCCGGATGGTTTCATCGGCGACCATAATTTGCGCTGCGGTAGACTCGACGACGATGATTTTGCTATCGAACCGCTCCGCTTGTCGCACCGCTTCCCGAACCTGCTCCGTTCGGATGCCTTCGCCTCGGTCCCACCAAGCCTCACGAACGAAGAAGTCGTGGTTGAAAACAGCGCCCGTAACCACCGCTGCGTAGTCTTTGCCGCCAAAGGCCGGGTCGATAGCGGTAACGTGCGTTAGCAACCCGGCGTTAATCCACTCGTTCGACGGCTTATCGTCGCGCAAAACAACTTGCGACCCGCCGCCCTCGCTAATCGTGATACGAGCCCACTTGAGCCAGTCCCGACGGAACAGTTTCTGCCCTTCGATCATGGGGCGATTTCGCAGTTCGAACATATACGCCAACTCGCCGAACTCCTCGCGGAATCCGTCGATGCGCTCCTGCGGCCAGTACTCCGGCCACAACAAGCGATGCTGAACAGCGTAATCGCCTTCTGGCATCGGCATAGTCGGGTCGACTCGGTGCGAAACTCCGGCCTCGTCTACGTATTCGTCCCATTCGGCTTCGAGGTGTGTAACTTTCCACGGCCGAGTCCAGTCCTCGTCCTGGCGAATAAGCGCTCCGGTCACGCTTACCCAGTCGACGAGCGTATTCATCCAGTAAATGTCCCCGCGCGGCGACATAGCGGGGCCGATAACTCGCGTGATCCAGTGACGAGTCTTCGGGTACTGCGTTTCGCCCACCGAGTCCTCGCCTTCCGCGTCGTCGCAAATAACGGCGTCGGGGCGGGACGCTCCGCGTCGCAAACCTCGAGTCGCCTTTCGACGACCGCGAGCCGACAGCCGGAACCCCGATTCCATTACGAGGTCTCGGTCGGTCCACTTGACTACGTTCCCGCGCTGGTCGCGAGCTGGTTTGAGGTGCGGGAAGTCCTCCAACAGCTCGTCGTTCGATTCTAGTTCGTCGATCAAAGACGCCACCAACTCCTCGACCTGCGATGCGGTCTCCGAGGTCCATAGGACGAACTGTCGCAGCTGAAACGCCGCCCAGAAGAGGACGATGATCGTGATGATCGTGGACTTGGCAAACCCTCGGGGAGCGATGATCGCCTCACGAGCACGACTCGGACCCTTCGTATTCACGATCTCAAAGAGGTCCTCGTGGAACTGAGCGAAGTCGATGGACTCGCCGGCGCGAATAATAACCTGTGCGTCGTCGAATTCGGTCGGGTCTTTGTCCCAAATGTCATCCTGGGCCACTAAGAGGTGCGACAGGTACACGCGAGCGAACCAACCTGCTCCTCGGGATGCTAGGGCGCGCCGTCGATCCGATGCGGACTGCCCCGGCCGTGTTTTCTTAGCACTCGCCGGCTTGGCCAAACGTCCTCTCCTTCGTTTGTTGGTGATTATAGTCGGCACGAAGAAGCCGCCGGTCGCCCGACGGCTTCTAGGGTCTCCTCCCAGGCTCCAAGGTCGCCAAGCACCTCGGCAATCTGGGCAGTCTTTCGTAAGGGCAAATTTCGCGCTCTTACCGGATCGGGCAAGCGCCGGTCGCACAGTCGTCGTCGTCGAGCGACAACGACGAAACACCGCGCGCCGCACTCGTCGTCCACTGAATCCGATGCATCCGATCGCGGTACTCCTCTTCGTCGATTTCCTCCAGCACGGCCTGGTCCCATCCGTGGCCCGAGTGGAGGATAAACGACACCGACTTCATTCGCGACCAATTAGCGCGGAGGTAATCCTTGATCCCGGGTAGTTCGTCCTTCCGGTAGTAAACGCTGATCGAAACTGCGTTGTCGGCCCAATCTCGCTGGAGCCGAGCTTGCATTTCCAGCTGGTCGATAGCCGAGGCGTCGTCCGCCAGCCACGTTCCTTCCGGAAACTCGCACGGGAACTCCACGATCATCGTTCGACGATTTTCGGCCCCGTCGTCGAAACGTTCGTACTCGACGTGATAACCCTGCGAACGACACCAACCTACTAGCGCGTCGTTCGAGGCCATCCGAACCCTGCGGATGTGATACCGGGAGAAGCCGGGATGAATCCCGGGAGTTACGCCAGCCAGCAGCGAAAGCGTCCCGCTAGGCTTGATCGTCGTCAAGCGTATCGACGGATTCAAGTCTCGTTCTGCGCTCCACGCCTTGTCGAATTCGCGCAGCATCTCGTAAGTCGAAGACAACCAGTCGAGCTTGGCGGCGGCCTGAGCAACCCCGGTAATCGACAACCCGAGTCGCATATTCTGGCGAACGATCTGCGACGTTTCTATGTCGAGGTACGGAAGCGCCGCGACCGCTTTCTGGACTTTGTAGAGCAGAAGGGCGATGTCTCGGAACTGCGTTTCCGATTCGACGCGCGGAAGGAAGATTTCCGCAAGGTTGCAAGACTCGTGATCAGCCAGCGGGATTTCCCCGCACGGGTTCACGCCTTCGATACTCGGGTCCGGGTCCTCTTCGCCCATGCGCCCGTACAAGCGCGAGGCGTCCAAGTTGAACAATCCGTACGGCTCCCCGTTCCCGTGGTATCCGGCCCAGAACAAATCCGGCAGCTCGTCGATGTCGCTCGTTACCACCGTATTGTTGCTCATCGCTCGCCAATACGGAATCTCCTGGTCGAGGTCCCACCGCTTAGCGAGCAGGTAGTCACGTTCCGCCGGAGCGAGCGCGATCTGTGCCGACCGACGAACGTTCCCCGAAACGACGATTGACCCGATGATGTTAGCAATGTCGAGTACGTCCACCGTAGACAGTTTCGACCCGACTGCGCGGTCTAGGACTCGGGTGATGTGGTCGATACCTTCCACGAGAATGCCCGGCCCGCTCGCAACGCCTCCGAAGGTCTTGATCGGCGCACCCTCGGGGCGAATCAGCACGGTCGAGTAAGTGAACTCCTCGCCCTCGATATACGCCTCCAGAGTGCGTACGAGGAGGTTCGCCCAGCCTTCGCGCTTGTCGGGGACGATGAAATCTGCGTCGGTCGCTCCCTCAAGATGCGTAACCTTGCCGCCTCGAATTAGCGGCGCATGATCGGTGTCGACAGTAAACCCTACTCCGCCCCCGAGCATCAGCTCGTTGAACAGGAACGCGAAGTCCTCGGGCGTCCTAAGGACGACGTGCCAGCAGTTCACCAACGAGTCGCCGCCGAGTCGCGTGACGTTGTCGGTGCCCAGCTGCCAGAGCGCTCGCCCGGAAACCGAGCAGCGCAGGTTGAAGATGTGGTCGTACAGTCGCTCCGCTTCGTCGTCGGTCAACCCGGCCCCAATGGCCTGCGCACCGTCCACGACGCGCTCGACTGTTTCGTACCACTCCTCCGAACGATCTTCGCCCTCGACGGGACGAGCGTACGTCCGCTTGTAGACCACATACCCGAGGCCGTTGAAACCCCACTCGGGCTGACGCCCGCGGTAGCGGTCGATAAATTCCGCTTGCATTTGTTCCTCCAAAGTTGTTGAGTAAGGGGCGGGGCTTCCGAAGAAACCCCGCCCCGGGCACCGTTCGGGAGAGGGACGAAGGTGCCGACCTTACGGTGTTACGTCGATGTTCGGATGCACCAACAGGACTAGAAAGTCCTCCGGGTACGACTCGGGCTCCCCGCCCCAGTCCACTCGAAACTTCAGCGACCAAAGCCCGGCGGCGAAGCCGTTATCCGGAGTCCACGACACTTCGCCGCCGACTGCGTCTGTCACGTCTACGGCTTCGTCTACGTCCTCCGCCTCGTAGCCCTCGCGCCCATATGCGACAGTGAGCACGCGCACGCTAGTAGCAGCGCTCAAGTCCACTGGTCCGTTCGCATCGGTCAAAACGGCGACGACCGGAGGCAGTGTATCGCCCTCGGTTCGCGTCATATCAACTGCGACCATCATCCACCTCCTACGTCGTTTCCTTGAGGTACCACTGTCGCACCCACGAGGGATTCAACGAGCGTGACCCCGTTCCTAATTCCGCCAATCGTCGTCCCGAGCGGCACCGAATGCACCGGAGGAAGCCCTCCCGTAGCACCAGTCCCGGTTAGCCCGGCAATCATCGCCAAAGTCCCGACCCCGAATCGACCAGTCGTGGCGACCGCCGAGACGTTCACCGTAGCGGCTACGGCTGCGGCCGTGTTGCCCTGCTTTGCCCCTGCTGCCGTTGTGCCGGTAGTAACAGCGATGGACGAGGAAGACGTTGCGCCCTTCTCTGTCGACGCTGAAACAGCGCTAGCAACGGCTATTGCCGCCGTCCCGGAACGATTCTCTCCTTCGGCCTTAGTGCCGGCCGCAACGACGATATGCGCCTGGGAGATTGACCCGGTTCCGCCGGCATCCTTCTGGCCCGTCGCAGCCTCGCTCGAACCCTGGCTAATCGACCCAGCACCTTCGCCGTCCTTCTGGACCGACGCTTCGACGGTACTCGATTGCGAAATCGAACTCGCACCTTCTGCGCCCTTTTCGCCGGTCGCTGTAACCTCGGTCGTTACGGAGATCGTTCCCGACCCGGAGCGATCTTCTTCGCTGCCCACTTCGCCCGTTGCGGTAACCGTGTGGCCCTGCGAAATAGACCCAACGCCTTCGCCGTCCTTCCGAACGGACGCCGTAACTCCGGTAGCCGCGCTCGTCGTCCCGACACCTTCTCCGCCCTTCTCGACCGACGCTTCGACGGTGCTGGGCTGCGAAATCGAACCCGCACCCTGCCCAGCTTTCTGCCCCGTCGCTACCGCGGTATGCCCCTGCGAAATCGACCCGGTCCCGAACTTCGTTTCGACCGCAACGCCCGAGGCCGTTACGGTATGCGGTTGACTTATCGCTCCCGTGCCGCTACGTGCCGAGGCTCCCGACCCGGTCGCCGCTTGCGTGTGTCCGATACTCGGCGCCGCTTCGGCGTCCTTCCGAACCGTCGCAACCGTTGTGTGGGCCTGGCTGATTGCGCCGGAGCCCGATTTGTCTTCGGTACCCGGAGTGTAGGTGATGACCACCTGCGCCGCGGTAACCGCGACCGTCACCGCGTCCTTGCCCTTGGTTTGGCTGTAGTTCGTCCAGACGGCGGGGTCCAAGAGCACGGGTGCCGGGTTGAGCTCAGCGCCTTCCCACTGGGCGACGGTGAAGCCGGTCGGGATCGACGTGTCGGTACCGGACCCAGAAGCGGATGATACCCCAGAGTTGAGGGTGTCGTCGGTGTCGCCGACCTGCGCGAGAGTCAACCCGTCCCCGGCGAGGGTCAGCTTCATCGAATGCGGCACCGCGTGGGAGTCGTCGGAGAACGACCCGGCGGTAACCGCGACGGTCATCGAGATGTCGACCTGGCTCACCGCGTCCGGGTCGAAGTCCCCGGGTGCGGTTGCGTTGTCAAGCTCGACGGTGCCGGTCAGGTCGGCGTCGGTTACGGAGGGGGCGGTGCCGGTGAGGTTACGAGTCCAGGTTGCCATCGCTCACCTCCC